GATGTCATCAGAAGGCACAGCATAAGCAACCTTCAAATCAGCTTTTAAAAGACCACGCTTCAAAGCAGCAAGATCACGACTGCCACAACCACGAACCTTAACAAGCGAAGCATCAATAGAAGGCTCAATATCATCAGCCAAAATGCCAAACAAAGTAGGAGTCTCAGGAAGAGCAGCGCCCAAATAGTCCTCAACAATATAGTGGAATTTAGATTGAACACCAGCAAACGGACCAACAAACGACATGCTAGTTCACCTCACTTTGTCGTGCAAATCTTGCAAAGAACTTACCATCGCACAGCATTTTTCTATTTCCTCTCAACTTATTTTTTGTCATTTAAGATACCCATGATTTTTTAGGAAAAACCATACATTTGACTTGAATCGTGACTCGAGCGAAATTGTGGTCCTCGATCTCATTCGGCTCTTGGCTTATGACCACATCAGACACACCTGGCAACTTACGCCGATAAGCAACATCATCCGAAATCCATCCTGGACCATACTTACTGTACAGGTACAAAATACGCTCAACCTCAACCCGCATGTTCTCCCGCGCCAAAATGGCTTTCTCAAGCGTCGTCCCCAACGTTTTCGCAAGGACTTCCACGACGACCACGTCGACTTTAAGCCAAACTCTTTGCGACGAGCTCAAGCTACCGCGACTGTAACTACTCACACCGTACTTTTCAGTCATTTTTATGAAGTTGAAAATCGAAGGATGCGTACTCCATTCCGATTCGACGCGACCGTCAAGCCAGCGGATATCGCCTTTAGCGGGACCATTAAGCCACTCAGCCATAAGCGTCTGCAAGATTACCGCGCTCGTTTCCATCGACGACATTTTAGAATTCAAGTAATAATGCAAAGTTTCCAAGCTGTCTTTCGCGATTCCGTCCGTCTTGCCGAAGAAGTACCAGTAAGGCTCAAACTGAATCAACTCAACCCCGGCGCTTACAGCTTCCTGCGCATGACAAACCATCCAGGACACAGGCATATTATCAGGGTCCCAAAGACGCACCTCAGGATGCGCCCACTCCCCACGGTGCCGAGTCTCCCAATACCAAGACTCAACCGTCGCACCAACATGAGCAAAACCCTTATCCACGACGTACTTGAAACCAGCAGCAGGCTCCAACTCCGCAGAATTAGTTTTAAAACCAACAGTCACGATGTCTTCGTAACCAACAATTACTTCAATTACTTTGTCAAATGCGGATACCTGCCACTCACACCAGTAAACTTTAATATCATTATCTTTGCAAAACTCAAGAATTCCCGCGACATACTCGTCTGGAAACTCCTCAGGAATCGACGCCTCATAACTTACGAGTTCTGCAATGCGAACCCACTGAACGTCAACGTCTGCAGCAATGAGCGCTGCAAGTTCCTCAGTCGTTACATGATGCTCCCAACCACCCGCAACATCAACCATAACGGGTATATCAGTAAAATTCTCAATAATCCAAGCAGCCTCATCAGCCCAAACAGCATGACCATTGAATTCAGGAAGCAAAACGATATTCTCGTATTTGCCATCGTTAGCGGTTAAAATCTGCTGATAAACAGCACTAACATCCGGAACATGGATGATGAATGTTGGGTCAACGTTTTTCTCGCACACGTGATAAACAACAGTATCCAAATTAATCATGCCGACCCCACATACACTTCCTCTTCCACGTCAATGCACGCGTCCAAGAAACGGTTAGCCTCCGCCCAAAACGCTTCAGCGCCAGCAGGATCCCTACGCCTGCGAAACAGCCAAGCCGCAAAGTACGCACTCGCATCAGCAATGTTCTGAGGCACAGACTCAGGCACAGTCAAATCAAGCTTCTTCAACAGGCTGTCAATCAAAGCGTCCGCTGAAACGATGCAAGTCTCCAACTCATCATCAAGCGGGTCCTCTTCCTCAGACACGGGAATCTGCAGAATAACCTTAACTTTGTTAACACTGCAGTACCCTTCAGGCTCCGACACTAAACAACCTCCAGCACCTGAAGCCTATTTTCTGATTATCAACGTTCTTCATTGCCGACCACCAAGCTAACAGTCTACGCTTAACTGTCATTCACGACTACTGCTCTTGTCTCTCCCGTTATGAACTCAAGCAATCCGCCTGCTTCGCCAGCTTTCCGCTCAACATTGAGAACGACGCAATTGTTCCATTCCTCATACGGCGCATCCAAATACGCGCCTGCTGGTTGGAAAACCAAGCTGAATTCTGTGCCATCAAGCAACATGCTCATCCATTCGCCGTTAGTGTATAGCTTCTCAATAGTCCACGTGAACGCTTGTTTTCCAGCAGCGATTAACGCGGGTTCCAACGAATCCATGGTGTATTCTCTGATTGTCTCGGTAGCTGCACCTTTGACGCTGATGTTTTTTCCGTAGGCAATGACAACGCCGTCTTTGTAGAGTCTGGCATTTCGACCGAACAATGGTGTACTCATTTTCTTTTTGTTTCCTCCTTTTTTTTGTTGTTAACCTACGCTCATCTGAGCTAAGTTACTAAGATGCCCGCAAAGAGCCATTTCTGTGAAATCTTTGAGATTTCGCATAATTAGGTCGTCTGGAATATCGTCAACGCTTCGCGGAGACTGCCCTTGAAACAGATATTTCACGGTTGCAGCGTCAAGATGTATCTTGTTCAGCTCTTTTTCAGACAACCAAAGCGTAAGGCCAATCCAATTCCTGTAGTAAGGGTCGTCTTCGCTGACGTTAGCAAGAATCTTCGCGGAAACCCTTAATAGTCTTGCAAAATTCCTGTCTGGTTTACTACCGAAGGTTCCCTGTAAAACATCAAGTTTGTACGTCTTGCAAAATGTGGCGTAGATGTTGAGAACCGCTTGAGTCTGCGGAGAAGACGCTTTTGACGGAAACTTTAGAAACCGATCAAGAAATCGTATCGGCACGTTAACCAGCGCCTTCAACAGGCGAAGCCGAAGATCAAGGTGCATACCACAACACCGCCTGAAACCTTACTGTGCCACCATAGGACAGTTTATCCTTAACTTCAGTAAACTTGATTTCGCCGGGCGCAAAACCCGTAAGAATGCAATCTTTCACCTTACCGCCGAGAGTACGATCCGCAAGAACAGCATCCACAACATCACCCATAACCTTGATGATGTCCGTGAACCAATCCTTAGGCCCGTACTCCAAAATCACAAGAACCACACTGAAATTCACTTTCACATCCAGCATGTCGCCCATTTCCGCAGGCCCAATCAGAGCGTTCGGAGTAGGTTCAACGTTAATAATCGCCTTCGGCAACTTGCCAACCGTGAACTGCTCGCCCAAAACCACCGTCTTAATCGAAGCCACACCTGACGCAGGCACCCCAGGAACCTCAGGCACATCATCGTGAGCAGGCACCTCAAGCACAGCAGGCACGTAAACCAAAGCATCCTTAACCGCGTCAAAAACCGCCTTGTAAACATCATAGAAGCCCATCAGCTACGCACTTCCTCCAATATTCTATAAAGACGCTGAACAGTAACCGCCATAATTCTACCCCGCCGTCACGCTGATATCAAAGCTAAACGAAGTTATCCCCGTAACCGTGGTTGCAACAACCAAAGTAAAAGTGACAGGAACAAGCTGACCAGGATTAATAGTGCCGCTGTAATTCCACGTACAAGCCAAATAACCGCTGCCGCTTGCAGGAACAAAGTTCCCCACAGCCATACTTACTGAAACAGGAACATTACTCGTGCTTTTCATGTACAATGCAACATTAACTGTTTGACCAGGCTCAAGCATTCCCCAATTAATCTGCGACGTCGCACTTAACCCAGCAGAATCACTATAAAACGCTACACCAATCGCCATAATGTTACCATGCGTATTAATCGTTGCCTGATACTGCAAACTAGCAAACACAAACGAAGCAGGAAGAATAATCGCCAACGCAATAACAACAAGCCAAAGCTGCCTAAACTTCCGAGTAACCGGCTTCCTTAACTGGCTAACATCCGCAGCTCTACGCTGCCAAAAACCTGAAGAAACTGTTCTGCCCCGCCCCACCATAAATGAAGCTTTACTAAAGTAAGTGCTAAAGTAGACCAGAGGCTTAGCAACGAAAAAGTTAACCATAACGCCAAACGCGAAACTGCTCAGCAACACATAGCCCGAGCCGAGGCCACGCAACACCAAAGGCACAGCACCCGGAACATTCAGCAACGGAGACGCAGCAACATCAACAACCAAAGACACCAGCATACTTATCAAACTAAGCCAACTGAAACCCCTACGCTGCCGCTGCTGCCAAACGTACCCATACGCCGTGTAACTTGCAGCCCCCAGAATTAAACCGACAAAAACAAAAAACATAACATCAATCATACTTTTGCTGACTCAACCTTCAACACTATCTTAATACTTAATTTAGAAGAAACCGCTTAAAAGCAATCTTACTCAAAACAAACAACAAAAAACAAACATATCAAAAAGAACTAATAGAAAAGAACTACTAGAAACTAACAACAAAAAACTAGTACATCATTTTTAATACATCATTTTTAATACATCATTTTTAACTGTTATTTTTCAGCAAGATGACTTGCTACTGGGTAGGCGGATTCACTTCAGGCACAGTCTACGTTTACGGCGATTCAATAGCGTCTCCATTCAGCAGGTTCCTCGTCTACGTCTCAAACGATTATTATGGCAACTGGCGCCTTTCAAGTGAACAGTTAATTTACCAGGAAGGATATGACCATTGGATTGACTGCGGCACACCTGATGGAAGTTACCAATACGTGCTGTTAGTTTGCTACAACTCAGGCACATGTAGTGAGATGTCGATTGACTGCATAAACTGCGGCAGCCACTTCTAACCGAAAATGTTGGCTTCAACAATTCCCCTATTTTTTCACTTTTTTGTAGAAATGGTTGATGATTATTATTGCCCCTGCCACTGTTGATAAAACGCTTAAGACGAGGATTGCTATCTTTAAGATTTGGAACATGTTGAATTGACCTATTATTGGCGCTTGGATTTTAGCATTTATGTTGAAGGCTTCCCACATTATGGGTCCGAGAAGTATTAGCGGTATGCCTGTTTTCAAGGGGTGTGCTTTGACGCTGTTTGTTATTCTGATTATGGTTTCAACTATTTCCAGCGGGTACGTTTTTTCTTCAGGGTAAGGTGTGGCTTGGTATGTTGGGAGATTTTCAATGGGGATTTTTTGCTTTTCCCAGTAGGTTGCTAAACGTGTAGATATATTATTTCCTATTTTTAACAGTGCGAACCATGTAGCGCCCATTGCTGCTAAGCCGCCGACTGTTATGAAGAGGATTATTGCTGTTGCTTGTAGCGGAGTGAGTGCATCAAAGTATATGCCTCCTTCCAATATCACGAATTCAGAAGCGTTTACTAAAGGACTGATCCATGTGAAGAATGTAACTAACCACCAAACTATGTAGGTGATGGAAATTAAAGCAAGAACATTGCTTTTTTGCAAGAGCATGTTTTCACCTTTAGCCTTAGGGGTTGCCGAACCATTTCTTAAACCAAGCGGCTATCTTGCTACTTATTTCAACGGTATCTGTAACTTGGACGGCTTTGTTAGGGTCTTTCGGATTTTTAGGGTAAAAAGAATAATGTTTACCGTCCATGTTATTGTCAAAGTATATTTTGTATGGGAAGTCATCTTTTGCCTCATCCATCAATTCAAGCACAGCGTTTTTACTTGCATATTCCATTGGTAAAACAGTTTCTAATTTTTTTAATTCCTTTTGTAGTTCGCCTTCTTCAGTCAATTTTATCGCCTGTTTTTTTGAGGAATTGCTCAATTAGTTGTAGGTCTTTGTTGATGGGTTGCATGTGTCGGCAGCGACTTAAGAGCATTCTAAAACCTTCAGGGCGCTCGCCTATTTCTAAGTGTTTTTGTATTATTTTCCGTTCGTTGTCGGTTAATATGTATTGTCTCATTTTTCCTCAAGTTATCTTGCACTCTTTAATACTTAAATGTAACTGTTACCGTTACACAGCTTTTAGCAGTTAATTTTTACTAGAAAAAACATGCTAAAACAGCAACACCACGTACATCACAAGCCCTAGCATGTACGTAGTAAAAAAAAGAAAAGAGAAAAGGAAGCAAACTAAGGAACTACATTAACAGCAAGCATCTGCGGAATCGGAAACTTACCCTCAATGCGGAAATTACGAACTTCAACAGGAAAACCAGTATCACTATTCTTAACGTAAAGTTGCAACAAATCATTCTTTGCAAAAACCAAATCTTCACTGTAGCTGTACCAGCCTCCGTTCTGATCTCTCTCAGTTCCTAAGTCTACACCATTCTTGCAAACTTTAGCGTGAACCCAATGCGACGCCCCACTTGGATCTCTCGAATCAAAGACAATCCTAAGCGTTCCAGAGAGATACCCAACATTAATTTCCTTAGCCTTAACGTAATCAGCACTATCCTTCGACACCACCGCATCGTTAGCGAATAAGACATCATTGCTAAGCGCGTAAGGACCACCGACAGCAGCATACAAAACCGGCAATATTGCGTTAAAATCAGCGGTTATCAAGTCCGTCTGAGCCTTAACTGCTGCCAAATTTCCACCAGTTTCCTTAGCGACTGTAGCATCTTTTGCGACCGTAGAATCTTTCGCGACAGTAGCATCCTTAGCAACAGTACTATCCTTAGCGACAGTAGCATCTTTCGCCAAAACCTCAGAACCTTCAACGTCAGCAAGAGACAAATCATTAAGCGCTGCTATCGCGGTAGCTTTTGCTACTGTAGCGTCTTTGGCAACAGTAGAATCCTTCGCAACCGTGGAATCTTTAGCGACTGTACTATCCTTAGCGAGAACAGTAGAACCCTCAATGGTAGCTAAGCTTAAATTATTCAGCGCAGCGATTGCATCTTTAATTACCTTTAATGTCTCAGTCGACCAACCACTGCCTTTCATTGCTGTAAGAGTAGCTTCTAATGCACTGCCACTAGGAACGGCAGTAAGCGTTCTTGCAGTATATTCCCAAACTTCCTGTGCTGTTGCACCGCTACCACCACTAATTTCGTCTATCGCATCCTTGATTACTTTCAGCGTCTCAGTAGTCCAACCCTCACCTTTAATCGCTGTGAGAATAGCTTCTAATGCTTCAATTCCAACCTGAAACTGCCCAGTCAAATCTAAACTCATTCTTTTTCACCTCCCATAAACTTCAAATGTGAAATTGTCACCAGGACTAAACTCAATGCGACTTTCCCTCCGCCAAAACCTGAGGCGTAGTACTATTCCCAGCAACATTACTAACCACGCCAACCCGGACAAAAGCATACGCATCCGTCAACGCCCAAACCTTAGACACACCAGCAGCCAACACCTGATCCACAGCATCAGGCAACGGCTCCCACTTAATACTAGGATCAATAGCACCATAAACCGTGTACTTCAAACCATTCGCAACACCTAAATTCAACACTTCAAAAACCGCTTTGCTAAGCATACGCATGTCAAAGATTTCGCTAAACTGCTCACTATTACTAGTAGCAAAACCATTAGCAAACAATTTCTGACGATTAGAAACCTTACCATTCACGCTAACCGCTTCTTCCAAACCGGTAGTATCACCCAACGCATACTCACTCAATTTTCATTTCTCCAATTTGTTTTCTCGGATTCTCGCACAGCCAAACAAGCTGACCATGTCGAGCCAAAAAAGCACTTAAGAAGCCTCAAGAACAGCCTTCGCGTCAGCAGCAATCTTCTGACACTCCTCCTCAGACACCTTATCATCCTGCACCGAAACGATCACGTCACTGAGAAGAGCGCTAATCTTCTCTAGCTTACCCTTACCCAACTGGTACTTAGCACCAAACACAGACGCGACAAAAGTCAACAGCAAAGAGATAACCGTTGCAATAATCGTATAATCCATATCAGTCACCTCCTCCAGTACCACCTACATTAGAATTACTTGGAACCTGAGCCTGCACTTCTGTCCAGAGCTCCCAACCCGACTTAGCCGCATTCTTCCGAAACTCCTCAGGACGAATAAGCGGCACCGGCGCCGTCGCAGCAGCAATCAAATCAGCCATCAACATCTCAGGACTTTCAGGACTACCCCAGTTAAGCCTAACAGCAGCCTTCGCAGAGTCAAACCCAGCCTGCCGAACAATAACTGCGAAAATCTCCCTTTCAACACGCCGCTTCACCATACGCTGAACAGGATCAATAAGCATATCCTGCAACTCCAAAGCTGCACGAGCACTAGCCTCAGTGAAGCCAGGAGTACTGAATAACCGTGGCAAAGGAGTCTCGCAGCCCAAGTAAAACTGGTTAATCATGTGATCAACGTAAAAGGTGAAGCCCTGAGCACGCGGATCAATCTGAACCGCATTAACACTCAAATCCTTCTGGCCATGAAACAGCCAAACACCCTCCTCAGGACGATTCTTAAGCGCCTTCTCCCACTTCTGAATCGTCCCCTCCTTAGCCCCAGGCGCCCCAACAACCACGTCAGGACCAGCATACTTCTCAAAAATCTTCGGCATCAACCGCTCAATTTTTGATTTCATCCACGCAAACGCCGGACGCTTATCATTATTCACCGTTAAAGTATGCAAGAGCACCTGCAGCAAACCCACGCCGAAACCGCTATTAAAATTCTGGTTAACATACCAATGCAAAACAGCATCAGGCTTCAAACTATCACCAACATTTCCACGATAAGAAACCTTCAGCTGGTAACTCTCAACCTTATACGGAATCTTGAAACCCTGCACGGAGGTTAACTTGATTTTCTCAACCGCATCAACAGGCATCCGAACAAACTCGCTAAGCTTATCCGGCGTTAACCGTAACCAAAAATCGTTCCCACACGCAATAAGGCGAACCGCCATATCATGCAAAAGCCCATCCAAATTAACGGTCTCGCAAAAATCGTCAACAGCCACCTTAGCCTTAGCCGCATCGGGATAATCTTTTTCAGGCGCACAAGTCGTGTAAAACCGCTTCACAGTACTAGCAGCCAACAAATCCACACTGCTCTTGCACGTGGGATCACGCCCGTAAAGCTCCATAACATCAGACAAGGCGATGTCCGAAGTCTCATAAAACACGGCGCCGCCTGGAGAAGCAACACCAGAAGCAGGAGCATAACTCAGAAACTCCCGAACCTTCTTAATTGGATTCAAGACAAGGCCTCCAGCATCCGTTTACCCTTATCCGACAAACGAAAAGGCGCCAACTTCTCAGGCCCACACTTCACAATCCTGCCAGACTTAACCAACCAGTAAAAAACACTGTTAAAAACAGCAGGAGAACCATTCAAACGCTTAATAAACTCAGTCTGCAAAGCCGTATAACGCAAAGAGCCACGGCTAAGCAACCCTAAAACCTCAACTTGCCGCTTCTCAAACTCTTCATGCTTACCCACTTGTCAACTCAACCTCAACCGGCTTCAACTCAGAATAAACAGGGGCATGATCGGCGTGACCAACCAAGTTATTGCAGACCCGCACGACCAGCAAATCACGCTTGCCATCCAAACCGTACGAGTCCGGACACAGATCAGGCACATAAGGCTCCATCTCTTGGCCGCATTCAGGGCATTTTATCCAGCAATCGCAAACAACCACATCCGCATGCTTAGAGTGATAGATGCGACCGCAACTAGGACACTTACCCACATGATCAACCAGAGAGTTCACCGACATCGAAAGCCGCCAGCCTAAGTCAAAGTAGTCTTAATGTTAGTCATTTTTGCAATAGCAGTTGAACGCAGAACACCCAAACCAAAGCGAGTAGTACCACGCACACCGGATTTGCCAGTTTTAGCGTCATACCAGTCTTCAACCGTGACATCTCTACGCAGCAACATAACGGAAGCAATTCGAGTATCAATAGCGTAAGCCACACCGTTTGGAATGTCAGTGCTAACCTGAACCTTCATGCCCAAAACGCTTCCGATGCTACCTTGCTCAATGTCAGTTTGGCTACTAGGCAGGTAAACGGTCTTCAAGAATTTATCGTCATTAAGCAACTGATGCGACTGCATCTCACTAATCGCCACCACATTCGGACGCCAACCGCCACCTGATTGGTTACGAACCTGCGCCCTAATCGCAAGCAAACCAGCCCAACTAAGCACAGCACCGCCACCAGCCACCACAGCTCCGCCTGCAAGATCAGCATCAGCAACCGCAGCGTACAGAGAAATGATCTTCTGAGATTCCTTCACACCAACAGCCCGACCAACGTTAGTAACCATACGGTCCATAACGTTCCAAGTAGCATCCTCAGAAAACTCCTTCGTCCACTCGTCACCAGAATCCACAAGTACGTCAGTGCTTACGTCAACTTTAGTCGGTTTCTTACCGCTAAGCCTTACAACTCCGCTTTCAGCATACTGGTAAGCCACAGCACCCGCATCCAACGGAAAACGCTCAAGCGCCTCAGTAGTCGGCATAACATTAATCATGCCTCTGCCAATCAACTCAGGCCAAGCAGCCTCAACCATCGTATCATGCATAACACCCAACGCATTAGCAGAATCACTAAACAAGCTTTCCTTGACACCCATAGCAACGTAACGCTTCAAGAACGGGTTAGTTTCAACCTTACGTTTTAGCTCTTCATAAACACGCTTCTGATCAGTATCCTTCGCCATTAAAGCTTCAAAAAGTCTCGGTTTCATGTTTACCTAACCTCGATAAACAGAAGATCGCCAGCAGTCGTAGTAGACTCCAACGCATAACCCAACTTCTTGTTGAAAGCAACCGCAACAGTGTACTTCGCACTTCCGCCTTCATCAACAGCCTGAGAAACATCAGTAAGCATCAAAACACGCTGCGAACTATCAGCGCCATACACAGCTTTACCGCGAGTAATCGCGTCGCCAGCCGCAACTTTAACACGTCCACGAACAAGCACAGGAACAGGTTTAGTGTCAGCAACAGTCTTCAGAGCTATGCCAATGCAATCTTGAGCAGCCGCAGCAGGAGTCACTTGATCATCTGCACTGAGATAAACAGGATCACCCTTAACTATCGCAGCGTCAGCCGTGAAAGTCTCAACAACAGCGTTCGGATCATCCGTTTCGCCAATAGCCATCCAAGTTTTACCAGATAAATCAGCCATTTAAAATCGATCTCCAAATTTTTATTAACAAACGCTGAGTTCGTCCTCCTCGTTTGGTCATTTTATGACTATGAAAAATCACTGAGCAACACTCTGCTTAGGCTTCTCAGCCTTTGATTTTGGAGATGCTTTCAACTCGGCAACTTCTTTTTCCAAGGCCTGAATCCTGCCGTACATGTTACGGATAACACGACCAAGCGCCTCATTGTGCATAATCGCATGAGTAGAAGCTTCAATGACGGCGTCAGCTTCCGCATTGTCTACTGTATGAAACTTTCCTTCAGCAGGTAATTCAGCCAAACTATTTCGCCTTCAACTTCTCTTTTGCTTGCAGAATAGATGCTCGAATCGCCTGACCTTGCAGCTGCATACCCATACTAGACCGCTCAACCACTGCAGGAGGCAGCAAACCCTCAAGAACCGAAATATGCTCAGACACCGGCATCATCTTAGGCGGATTCATCAACAAGTCAACACCAGGCATCAACTTCTTCAGGTCCTCAATCGTCTTATTTGCAACACTTAACTTGCCCGTAGCTTCCCCAAGTTTACCCTCAGCAACCGCCAACTTCTCAACAGTAGTCGCTTCCTTAACGTAACCCTGACACTTAGCCTGCAACTCAACCGGAAGCGCCTTGTACACAGGATCATTCGCCTGCCAAGAAACCTCAACCCCATTCGCAACACAAGCCGCAACAATCTTCTGTAGCATCTTCACTTGCTCCTCAGAAGAGTATTGGCTACGATTATCAGGCTGGTTAAAGTACCCTAAAGCCGCCTTACAATGCTCCGCATCGACAGGATACCTAAAGTTCACAGGATCAGCAAATATGTTATCAGCAATGCTAGCGAATTCGCTTGGCTTAGTAACGTTACCGCCTTGCTTAATGCCAATACCGTATTTTTGGCTACGGTCAACCTGCGCCTGCTTCTCCACATCCGACTGTTCCCGCACTTTCAACGCTTCAGCAACAGCATCTTTGACGATTTTCCCTAATTCTTCTTTTTCCAATTTTTCAACTCCACTCTGCACGATCTGACCAGCAGAACCGTTTGCAGGGATTGAATAGTCTGGATGAATGCTAAGCCAATCAGCAACCGTATTCGGCTGCCACTTCGACTTCAAGAAAAGAATACTCTGACACCGCTCCAAGGCAGGATCAACCCGAGTCTTAGCATAAACCGCTAGAACACCATTTGCCTGATCCAGCCAAATTATACGGAAATGCTCACTCAAAAACAAAGCCGGATCCTGATAGAAACCTAAAAAGTACTCGCCAGCAACCTGCGCATCAAGTTGCTCAGAAAGAGCATTCGAAACTTGGCCTGCAGCAGCCTTATCGCCACAAGATGTGCAAGTGCTAACCAAAAACGTTCCTGGCTGCCCACAAAAAACACAAGTCAAAGGCTCAAGCAGCTCCTTAACTGATAACTTTAGCTTCCCATGCCCCTTAGAAGCAAGACTTTCACGCAAACGCTCAAGAATTTGGATGTTTGCTTCAGGAATACCAGGCACAGCCACAAGACTGAGCTCAGCATTATGCAGGCCATGCGGAACATTCGCGTTCACTGTATCTAGTGTGTCATAATCCGCTCCGACGCTAACATGCTGAATTAAACCATTACGGATCTTATCAGCAAGAGTCTGATCGTACACCTCAGCCTCATACATCAAACACCTAGAAACAGAATCATAGAAGGCCTTAGTAACTTTCCCAATCGCGTTAGAAACGGCAACATGCTCAATATACATAGGCGAATTAACTAGCTCGCTAGCGAAAGCCTGCAACTCCTCAGGCGTATAAACGTTAAAGTTTCGACTGACACCTGCAGAGATAGCCACACCAGAAATCCGCAACGGCTTACCAGCAGCAGCCTCCAAAACCCGAAAAGGCAAAAGCGAAGCTACATGCTCACGAACACGCTTACAATCTTTACAACAAGTTTGCGACATTAAGTCAAGGATTAGGTTTGTTTTCGAGAAAAAGGCTGTTGTTAAGCTTTATTAGACTTTAACAACAATTATTAAATATTAACAAGCCCAAAACTATTAGGAGGAGTCAGCGAATGCGAAAACACCCCGTAAGCATAGCCCTCTCAAACCGCATACTTCAAAAAATAGACCAAGAAGCCACACGGCAAAAAAGATCAAGAAGCGAATATGTAGAACTGCATTTTGAGATGCTTTTTTCAGACAGCCCAAAGCAGAAAACCGATTAATAATATTGAGCAATTGCAAAAACAGTAATTCCTTCGATTTAAACCGCAACCTTAGAAAATACACGCCCAGCAGACCACAGACAAGACATATTAGACCTTAGTCGTTATTCGATTTTAAGAGGTTTTTGAGCTGATTTAACCGATTAGTCTTTATATTTGAGCGTTTTATCCAGCTATTGATCATAGAGACCTGTAGGGATTCTCAACGGAAACAACATTTTGAGTGACGAGTTTAGGGGGTTAGAATAGGTCGGGAAATCGAGAAAAAAAGTGCATTTTACTTGTGAGCAATTTGTTACAAACTGTTTTTCTAACGAGTTCATTTTTGTCAGAATTTCTAATTAACGTTGGCAGCTTTGGTTATTTCTCACCATGGAGAGAGGTTGAAGACTATTTCGGCCGTTGCAGCGTCAACCATGTAATATCCGGGAGGGTGAATCTGGGGCATAGTGCTGTTGTTGACATCTATTATCCAAACGTATCGAAGGGTTGTGTTTTCGTTGACGTAAGAAGGCGAGTAATCGGCCACTGGGTAAGTCACCAGGTTCAACCTTGTGCCGCCAATTTCAGTCGAGTTTCTAGTGAAGGAGATGTAGTCAAGAACAATGTGAACTGTGAGTCCTTTTAGCGAGGTCGCGTTCCAGCCTCCACTTATCAATGCAATGCGGAGGGCTCGATACATTGAAACTGGCGGGGAAAAAGAGTAATTGACGTCTTGAACCGGGACTTTCTTGAATTCTCTATAGTACAGACTGAAATCGTCATTTTCTTGATTTAGCTTTAGCTCCTGG